GTGCAGGTAACTTTATACAAGAATCGTTTTGGTCTCTATTCTCTGGGACAGGAGAAACATACGGTGCTTACGTAGACAGGACAGGAATTGGTGGCACAGAGGAGTACACAGGTTCAGGTAAAAATGGAATAGGCGTTGGTAAAATAAGCGGTCAAAATGATGCAGGAGAAAAAGACCCTAATAATGTAATAGGCGTGGTAGTAGATAAAAATAACTTTGTAATTAAAGCCAGTGATATATTTCCCAATCGCTACTCTGAAGAAAATAAAAACTTTTACGCTGGAAATGCTACCGTATACAAAGATAAAGGCGGCTATGCCTTTACTAAAAACTTCCTTGGCAAAACAACTTATTTAAAAGATGACAATAACGATCTCATTAAAGACTTTGATGTTAATGATAACACAAAAGATTCTGACTCGTTTGCAAGCGCTGTTATGAATCCTGCAGGTATGAGCAGAAATATGTATCAAGAGGCTTTAGACGCAGGTATGAACCCTAAAAATGCCCCTGACTTTGGAGAGGATTGGGTTGCAGTCAAAAATCCAAACTCCAACACTTGGGGTAAACGTTGGAAGACTGAAGAAGAAAGAGACAGTCCGTCTTCTAGTCCATCTTCTAGTTCATCTTCTAGTTCATCTTCCCTTGGTAGTTTTGCATCTGCTGAAGCTGGAAGAATAGCTAGAAGTCAGGCATCAACTGCTGCTACAAATGCTGCTCAAGCTAAAGAAGACAAGTCAGATGAAAATAGAGCAAAAAGAGAGGCAGAGGCACAGGCCGCTGCAGATGCTTTTCAAGAGGAGTATGATTCAAGTGAGATAGATAGTGGAGAGTTTGCAGGGGCAGATTATGACTATAGCTACGGTAATAAAGGGGGGCTATTTACAAAACCTAAAAAAAGCTACAAGAAGGGTGGCTACGTAACTGATAAGAAAACTAAACAGCGAAAAAGTGGCCTAGCTAGTAGGCTGTAACAAAGGAAATAAAAATGCCAGAACTAACAATTGTAGAAAAGCCTAAAGTAGCAGGTTTTGTTGACTCAAAATATAATAATGCTAATGAGAGGCGTATTGCTGAAGCAGAAGCAGAGCTAGAAGAGCTTGACTCTAAAGACAATAAAGAAGAAGATCAGTCTGAAGTTGTTGAAGCTAAAGAAAGCACAGAGAAAGAGCCTACTACAGGTGAGGAGCGTACCTATAAGAAGCGTTACGATGACCTACGCCTGATGCAACAACGACAAGCTGAAGAGCTTAAGACTATTAAGACGCAGTTAGAGAACTCTAAAGAGCAAGGTATTGTACGTCCACCTAAGTCCGATCAAGACATTGAAGCTTGGGCAGAACAGTACCCTGACGTTGCTGCTATTGTAGAAACTATTGCAGAGAAAAAAGCTCAAGAAAAGTTTAGCTATGCAGAAGATCGTCTAAAGCAAATTGATGAGATGTCTGCAGAGGTTGACAGGGCTAAATCAATGGATTCTATACGTAACTCTCATACAGACTTTGATGACCTTAAAGAGAGCGATGAGTTTCATGATTGGGCAGGAGAACAGCCTAAGTGGGTACAGGATGCTTTGTACGAAAATCAAGATGACCCACGCTCTGTAATACGTGTTATTGATCTTTATAAGTCAGACAAAGGCATGGACAATAAGTCACGTAAGAAAGCAAGCAAAGAGGCAGCTAAAGCGGTAGTTAACAAACGTGCTACTAAACCTGAGACTGTATCTACTGATGGGGCTTTTAGTGAGTCTCAAGTTAAACAGATGTCTGACAAGGACTTTGAAGTAAATATGGATGCTATTATGGAATCCCAGCGCAATGGAAAGTTTCTTTATGATCTTTCTGGGGGTGCAAGGTAAATAATTTGAAATAAACACTTGACACTCATAGTTTTTCAAGTATAACTATGGGTGTTACTACTACTAAAGATAAAGCCCTACTTCAAGTAGCTACCTTTTATCATTAGCAAAACTAAGCAAAACATTTTAGTTAAGACCTACCTGAACAAATACAGGCCCGTTATTGTAACGCTACCCTAGAAAGTACAGCCTCTTGAACTACTGTTTTAGCTTAATTAAACCTAAGCCAAAAACATTTAATGGAGGACATACTCATGGCTTTTACAACCGCAACAGGTTATGGCAATTTACCCAATGGTAATTTCAGCCCAGTAATCTATTCTAAAAAAGTACAACTTGCATTTCGCAAGTCTAGTGTCGTAGGCGCAGTAACGAACTCTGACTATTTCGGTGAGATTTCTGCACAAGGCGATACGGTTAAAATTATCAAAGAACCTGAGATTTCTGTAAATTCTTATGCACGTGGCACAAATGTCACAGCACAAGATTTAGAGGACGCCGATTTCTCCTTAACCATTGATAAAGCTAACTATTTTGCTTTTAAGATGGATGATATTGAGGAGGCGCATTCGCATATTAATTTTATGCAACTCGCAACAGATCGTGCTGCTTATCGTCTTGCTGATCAACATGACCAAGAAGTTCTTGGCTACATGTCTGGTTATGCTCAAAGTTCTTTGCACAGTAAAGCTGATGCTTTAAACACTGCAGTAAATGGCTCTAAGGCTGTTACTACTGCAGGTGCGAATGAATTGCTTGCATCCATGCAGCTTCACAAAGGTGACTTTGGGAATATTTCTACTACGTCTGCTGGCACTCACTCAATTCCTGTGACTGCACGTATGCCGGGTGCTACATCCCTACCAACTGCTACCGTTTCACCTGCAATGATTATTGCTCGTATGAAGCGTGTACTTGACCAACAACAGGTTGACTCACAAGGTCGCTGGTTAGTGGTCGATCCAGTATTCATGGAAATCTTAGCTGATGAAGATTCACGCTTCATGAATGCCGATTTCGGTGAATCAGGTGGTTTGCGTAACGGTTTGACCGTAGCTAACTTCCACGGGTTCCGGGTATACTCCTCATCCAATCTTCCTGCGCTAGGAACTGGACCGGGTACATCAGGTACAGCAAATCAGTTGACTAACTTCGGTGTTATCGTAGCTGGTCATGATTCTTCTGTAGCAACTGCTGAGCAGATCAACAAAACTGAAACATATCGTGACCCTGACAGCTTTGCTGACATTGTTCGTGGTATGCACTTATACGGTAGGAAGATTCTTCGCCCTGAAGCAATCGTCACTGCTCGTTATAACGCAGCATAGAGGAGATATAAACTATGGCTACTTTTGACATGACTTCCAGTGTTACTGCTGGTGTTGGAGCAAACGTTCTTGCTGTTCCAACTAATGTTGGTAACACTGTACGAACCGTTGAAGCAATCTTAGATATTGATGCTATGATTGCTGCTGGTGCTACCATTGCTAATGGTGACATTTTCCAACTACTTGAAATCCCTGCTGAATCAGTAATTGTTGCTGCTGGCGCAGAGATCATGAAGTCCTTCACTGCAAGTTGTACTTGTAATGTTGACTTCGGTGGTGGAGATGACATCATTGACGGTGCTGCACTTGACGCTGCTGCTGGTACATACCTTGTAAAAGGCAGTAATGGCGAAGCTAATATCGTAAACACTGGTGCTGCATCTACTTTTGCTGCTGAAGCACTTGCTGTTGTTGGTGCTGCAGATACCATTGATGTTGTTATCGCTGGTGCTGCTGCTGCTACTGGACGCTTGCGTGTCTATGCAGTAGTTGCAGATGTTTCAGCCGCAATGACTGAGGCTGCTTCAGCCCAGCGTGACTTGCTGTAACACTACACTAAACTTTGGGGCTGGCATAACGCTGGCCCCATTGCTGCATTTTAAGGGGTTACAATGGCGCTCACATTTCTTTCATTAACAAATGAAGTTATTACTCGTATGAATGAAGTGTTACTTACTTCTTCTAGCTTTACAGATGCTAGAGGTGTACAGATACAATGTCGAAATGCTGTAAATGAAGCTATACGACATATCAATCAAAAAGAATTTGCATACCCATTCAATCACGCTACTAACTCTTCAACATTAGTTCCCGGTGTAGTTCGCTACAGTTTGCCTTCTGATGCTAAGCATATAGACTACAATACAGCTAGAATAAAAAAAAGTACAACCCTTGGCTCTTCAGGAGTTAATTTATCAAAGCTTGATTACAATGAATACATTGGTAAAGAGTATGCAAACCAAGAAGATGAAGTTGTTTCTTCAACATTAAATGGTACGCACACTGACTCTGTAACCACAATAACGCTTTCTTCATCTACAGGCTTTGCCGCTGAAGGAACTATTTTTGTTGGTAGTGAACAGATTAAATACACTGCAGTATCTGGAAATACTCTTACAGGCTGTACTAGAGGTGCTAATAGTACTACTGCTGCTGCATACAGTAGCGGAGTAACGGTAACTCAGTTTGATAATGGGTCAATGCCTCAGTTTATTGTTAGAACACTAGATAATAACTATTTACTTTTTCCCTTTCCTGACAAAGAGTATGTTTTATTTTTTGATTACTTTACGTTTCCTTCTGATCTTGTCGCTCATGGAGACACTACTACTATACCAGATAGGTTTAAACCTGTTATTACAGACGGTGCTACTGCTTTTGTGTATCAGTATAGGGGTGAGATGAACCAGTATCAAATAAACTATGACAGATTTGAGCAGGGCATTAAGAATATGCAGAGCTTACTTATCAACAAATTTGAGTATGTAAGATCTACAGTTATACACCGAACAACAGGTTCTAGTGCTGGGTCTATGATGTAATGCCAGATAGTTCTCAAATACAACCATCCGCTTTTAATTGTGAGGGTGGCTTAGTTCTAAATCGCTCTAGCTTTTTGATGCAACCCGGCGAGGCTTTAGTTTTAGAAAACTTTGAGCCTGACGTTGAGGGTGGCTACAGGAGAATAAACGGCTACCGTAAGTTTGTTAACGCTATAGTTCCACAGACCTCTTCATCTTCTGAGAAAATAATAGGTGTTGCTAACTTTGCAAACAAAGTAGTAGCAGCTAGAGGTGAGAGAATATACAATGCGGGATCTAGTGAGGTATCTACTACTATAGCTGCTAATGAAACTATGTCAGGTTCTGGAGTAATTAAAGTAAACTCAGTAGCTGGATTTACTTCTAGTGGCACAGTACAAATTGAAGATGAAATCTTTACATACACAGGTATTAGCGCTACGGTATCTCCTAATCAACTCACTGGAGTAACTAGAGCAACTTCTAGTACAACTGCTGCAAAACATCTTGGTAATGTAGTAGTATCTACTACGTGGACACAGATTGATACTGGCAGGACTAATGCATCTAAGTATAGGTTTGAACGTTTTAATTATAATGGCACTGATAAAATTATCTTTGTTGATGAAGTAAATGCACCTGTAGTTTTTGATAGCTCTTTTAATGCAGTAGATGTTAGTAACTCTGCAGTTGCAGGTTCTAAGTTCATAGCATCCTTTAAAGACCACATGTTTTATGCAGGT